ATCCAAAGAAAGACCGTTACCCTTTCGACAATTATACAAATGAAGCAGGTAATAGATTTTGTAAAATAAGAACTGCTTTAAGTAATGCATGGAAAGAATACAATAAGACAGGAGATAAATCAGTTATTGTTGCACATTATGATAAGCAATTAAAAGAGATACAAGATAATGGTATAATGCATTGGATATTAGATAGAAGAGATGTAGAAAGTAAAAAACAAAATAATCTAATTGTAAAAAGCATGAATATGATTAATAAGGATTTGCCTGACACAAGAGGATGGTATGAAGAATAAAGAACCAATCATAACAAAACAATTAGAATTATTCTTTGATTGGTCTTATTGCAAGTATATAGACATGGTAATGGTTTCGGATGATATGATGGGTTACCATATGTTTATGATATACACAAAGGATGGACAATTATTACACGGATATCACATAGAAAGAATATACAATGAAAGAAAATAAAAAAGGGCTGGGATTAATTAGTCGAATACAAAAATTTATTGATAGCATAGATGAAACATATACTCTCATTCTTGCATATCTAATCGCCATTGGATTATTGTTGTTATGGAGTACAAATGTATCCCTTTAACTACAAACATCACAGAAGGGTGTTATTATAATAGTTAAATACAATTAAATACTATGGCATTTGTCAAAGGAGATACGAGGATAAATAAAAAGGGAAGACCAACGGGTGCATTGAATAGAAGTACAGAAGCTATGAAGTTAACTATTGCACGTGCAGTAAACAATACACTCAATACAATACAGGAAGATTTAGAAGAGATAAAGAAGAGAGACCCTGAGAAAGCAATGGACCTGGCTTTAAAACTAATGGAATATGCTTTACCTAAATTAAGTAGGACTGAAATGAAAGGTGAGATAGACCATAGAATACAGCAGATTAGTATTAACATAAACAGAAAAGAGATTGGAAATAACGATTGATACAACGGTCACGTTTGATAATATCTTAAATAGTATTGCAAGAACTACACATCACATTGGTGGTACTCGTTCTGGTAAATCATTTGCTATACTACAATACTGCATAGTTCAAGCGATAGAACATCCGCAGACTATAACGATTGTAAGAAAGACTATACCTAGTTTGAAAAGAACAATCATAAAAGACTTTTTAGATATATTAAAATCACTTCAATTATTTAGAGAGGATGATTGGAATGTAACAGATAGAGTATACAGGTTGCAAGATAGTACGATACAATTTATTTCAACTGATGATGCATCTAAATTACGTGGAGTTAAATCCGATATACTTTTTTTGGATGAGGCTTCGGAGATAGATGAAGAAAGTTATTTTCAGTTAAGTATTCGTACATCAGGCAAAATCATAATGGCATACAACCCAACAATAAGTCCTTTCCATTGGTTAAGAAAGATGGGAGACTGCGAAAGGTTTATAACAACATATAGAGACAATCCTTATCTGCCAAAGGAAATGATTAAGGCAATTGAGGATTTACAATTAACAAACCCTAAATATTGGAAGATATATGGACAAGGTGAATATTCTGCAAACGATAAAGCAATATTTGAATTCCAGTTGTGCGATACTATTGAAGCTGATTTTGTCTGCTTTGGGTTTGATGCTGGTTATTCTAATGACCCCTGTGCTCTTGTGGCAATATACAAAAATAGTGATACGCTCTTTTTGGAGGAACTCATTTATGAAAAAGGTATGGTTACGAATGACATCATAAACAGATTAAGAGAATTAGAAATAGATAAGATGCAAACTATATGGTGTGATAGTAGTGAACCCCGTTTGATAGAGGAGTTATATCGTAGTGGATTCAATACAAAGCCAGTAGTGAAAGGTAAAGATAGTATTAACTTTGGTATTCAGGTAATGAAGAACTATAAGATTAAGATATTAAAGTCTAGCCAAAACTTAATCAATGAGATGTATGCTTACCAATACGAAACGGATAAGCATGGATATGTGACGGATAGACCAGAAGGTGGATTAGACCATGCTATTGACGCAGCAAGATACGGATGTATGATGTCTTTATCACAGAAAGCACAGGCAAAAGGTACATATGCAATCACAATAGGAAATTTAAGATATTAGTATGCAGACATGGAATGAAGAAGAAATAAAAGAGTTGATACTATACGCAAAGTCATTACAGCAAGAAGTAGACGATAAGAATGCTCAGTTGATTATGATGAATGCAAAATTAGAAAACGAAGAAGCAAAGAACAGAAAATTAAGTAACATAATAAAATTATTATATGGTCAAGGAAATAACACTAACTATTCCAACTGATTGGAGTGGTGTAAGTTTAAAGAAGTATCTAACACTGCAAAAGGACATGAAGAACTATGGAGATGATGAAGAAGCACAAACTGCTTTGATGTTATCTCACTTATGTGGATTAGATGCAGAGTATATTAAATCTCTTTCAATAGAAGATTATAATACAGTGCGTATGACATTAGAAGGATTCATTACTAATACTGAATATCCTCTACAAAAGATTATTAAGATTGGAGATAAGGAATACGGGTTCGAACCAAATTTATCACAAATGTCTTATGGTGCATATGTTGATATCAGTAAGTTTGGACAATTAACTATTGATGATAACTGGCCAAAGATAATGTCAATACTATACAGACCTGTTACAGATAAGAAAGGAGATATGTATTCTATTGAAGCATACAAAGGTGAGATAGATGATAAGTTATTTTTACAAGTTCCAATGGATATACACTTCGGTTCATTGTTTTTTTTTGTAAATTTGTTAACGGACTTGTTGAGCGGTACCCTGAAGTATTTGAAGGTGGAGGGGATGCCACCCAACATCAAATCAATTTTGGAAAAAAGTGGGGAAATTACCAAACACTTATTGAACTTGCAGACGGACAATATGGTAGGATAGATTGGGTAACGGAGCAGGCATTAGAGAAGTGTCTACTATATCTTGCATACAAATCAGACGAAACTACTCTTAAAAACTTATTACATAGAGAGGCACTTAAAAAACAGCAAGGGTCATAACGATTTATTCTTAATTCATTGTTATTATATTAAACGATACCAATGTCTGGAAAATGGAGCAATAGTAGAAATGGAAATTTGAGGTATTCTGTCAATAGAGAGAATAATAGCGGCATTTATATTGGGCCAACCAAAGGATTGTCATCACCTAAAAATAGTAGACAAGGATGTCTTTGTTTAGAAAGTAACACTTACGATGTAAAATGTTGTAAGGGTTTTCTTATGAATCAAGGAATAGGGCAAACACAATCTCCTAATAGAACTGGTGGTGGTGCTTTTTCGGATGGTTATAGTGATGGTTTCGACATAATATTAGACTAATAAAATAATTAAATAACATGGCTGAAATAACCAAACAAGCATTACAGGTTTCCAACAATACTTCATTCCCAAACAATAACGCGGGTGCAATTACTCCATCCGATTTAAGAGCATTTAATGTTGATATGATTGACTCTTTGGTTGATGAGATTGGGTACAATGTAGATAGTGCAAGTTGGAATAGAAGTATTAATGCTTTAAACACATTCACTTCTTCTCAACAACCATCATTTACTGCTTTAAATCAATTTACTGCATCTCAATTGGTAATCAATTCAGGTGTTAATGTATTTACACAATCTGCTGATGCAAGATTAGATGCATTAGAAAGCGAAACACTAAATTTAGAATTATTCACTTCATCAGTAAATCAGATTGCAGATAATGGTGTTGTGCAAGGAACTTCGACAAGATTACATTTCTACGGATTAGTATCAGCAAGTATTGTACCAAATGTAAATGGAGCAATTGCTTCTATTAACATTGAGCAAGATGGAACTAAATTAAATTCTGCTTCATTCAATTCATATACTGCATCTAACGATACGAAATGGGATAATATAACTGCACAAAGTGGTAGTTGGATTACAGAGAGTGAGAGTGGTTCGTTTTTAGTAACTGCAAGTGTAAATTTAAATACAATTACTTTTACAAAAGGTAATAATACAACATTTGCCATAACTGTTAACACAGGTAGTGGTGGAGCAACAACTGACATTACTGCATTGAATGCATTCACTGCTTCACAAGATACAAAGAATAGTACTCTTGCAAATGTAACTGCATCGTTGAATGCATCAAGTGCATCTCAACAATCACAAATTAATAATTTAATTGCAGCAACTGGTAGTTACATAACAACTCCATTGACATCATTAAATCAATTCACTGCTTCACAAGATACAAAGAATTCTACATTAGCAAGTGTAACTGCATCTTTACAACAACAATTAACAAACATAGGTGGACAATCTGGTAGTTGGATTACTGAAAGTGAAACTGCTTCATTTGCAAGAACGAATGTTGACAATAACTTTACAGCAAATCAAACATTCACAAACATTACCGCAGTATCTGCATCGTTTACATATGTTCAAACAACTTATGAAACTTCTAGCGTAATTTATTCTAGCGGTTCTAACATATTCGGTGATAGTATAACTGATGTTCAAACCTTAAACGGACAAACAAAAGTATCAGGTAGTTTAGGTGTAACTGGCTCATTCTATAATAATGGTTTAATTTATCCTACAACTGACAATGGTGAATTATCATTTATTCAAAGTGATGGTGCTGGTAATTTATCTTTACAATATGTTAAGACACTTTATCAAAACATCAGAAATAGAGAAACCAGTTCTATCGTTTTAGGAACTCCTCTATTTGTTAGTGGAGCAACTGGCGATAACGCAGATGTTTATATTGCACAAGCGGGTAATCCTTTAAGATTTCCTGCAACACTTATCGCAGGTGATGCGACATTAGCTGCATCAGCAACTGGTAAGGGTATTGTAAGTGGTGAAATAAAAGGTCCTGACACATCAGCATATACACCAGGTACATTAATTTATTTAGGTGCATTAGGTGGATGGACTTCAACAAGACCAACAGGTAGTACAACACAAGTTCAAATATTAGGTGTTGTAACAAAGCAAGGCATTAATGGTGAAGGTTTAGTAATGAACCAATTGGGAACTGAATTACCAAATATACAAGAAGGATATACTTGGGTAGGTAATGTAAATGCAACACCCGTTGCAACTCCTACTTCTTCTTTTGGAACACCAATTGACTTAACTTCATTGAACGCATTTACTCAATCACAAGATACAAAGAATACTACATTAGAAAATGTAACTGCTTCTTTACAATCTTATACCGCATCTCAACAATTATTAAACGGAACATTTGCAACAACAGGTAGCAATATATTTTATGGTGACCAAATAGTAACTGCGTCTGCTGGATTTTACTCATCAAATGATACTGCACAAAAATTAAGATTAGGTGGTGCATCAAATGGACAAAACTTTGATTTTAGAGTTACTGGTAGTGGAGTAGAACAACAAATATGGTTAATTGAAAATCAAGGTGGTGTATGGGGTAACTCATTCTTTAATAGAATGTATGTTGATTCAAACTTAAATGTAAATTCAACATTCACTGCATCTTTACAAGAAGGTTATGCATGGGTAGGTAATAATTTAGGTAAAACTAGTTTAGTAGCTACGTCATCATTTGGAAGTGTAATAAACACAGGTAGTTTCGCAACAACCGGTTCGAATGTATTTACAGGTGACCAAATCCTTATTGATGCAGCAGGAAACTCTGTGACTTTATCGGATGTATCTGGTAGTTTAATGTTAGTTGCAAAGACATTCACATCTGCATCTACACATTTGACATCATCTGCTGGTACTTTTGTAAACTTAATATTCAAAGATAATAATAATACAGCTGACACTATTATAAGTGGAAGTGGGAATATATTTACAAATCCAACAGCACCAACTGCCGGATTTAAGAGATTAATTGGTGGGTCAAATAACATATATACTTCAAATGTAATACCACAAGTAAGTTCATCAATGCAGTTTACTGTTAACATGAATAGAAATATTGGTAACTTCCCAGTTATATTGAGAGGGCCTGTAAGTTCATCTTCATGGAATTTGACTGATAACGTACAAGTATCATCTACGGTAAACATAGGTAATACTACGTCAGCTAATGATAAGATGGTTTCTGGTTTTTCATATGTTGGTAATGGATTTTTTGGTGGTATACTTAACGTAAGTGCAAATAGTACAACATTAACTACTGCACCTTTGGTAAACTCAAATTTAATATTTGGTGCAACTGTTAACTTAAACAATAACTCATCTTCTCTTTCATACAACTCTAATATACAAAATGGTGGTATTACAATTAATAATAACTACATAACTGCAAGTGGTGCAGGTATACAATTTAGAAATGTAGCAGCAAATATTAATACTGTATATGGTGTAAATCATAGAATAGAATACGGAGGAACTAATACATCAAACACAATATATAGAGCTGCAACGGCTAACCTTTTTGCAGGAACTTATATAACTGCATCTTTGGAAGGTACTGGTGACAATACATCAATGCTTGCAGTATGTTTAATGGGTAATGGTTTGATTGTATCGGGTACATCAACAGGAACAACATCACTTGCTTCACCAGCAACCAATGCAACGTATGGTAGTGTAATTTCAGGTAGATACAACGCAGTTGACGGAAACAGAGCAAAGACTGCTGAAACTATTTTTGCAGTAGGTACCGGTACAGCATATGCAAATAGAAAGACTGGTTTCTTAATTGACTCTGGTAGTAACACATTCGTTGAAGGTACATTTAATGTAAGTGGTTCTACGGCAGTGACAGGAGCAGTATCTATTACACAAACAATGCAATTAGCTCCATTAGACCCATTACCTGCAGGAACGATAGGTATGTTAGCAGTATCAGCTTCTAATGAATTATATTTCTATAATGGTGCATGGACACTAATAATATAAACAAAAATAACTATAAATTAAAAAATCATTGTTATTACAATATAAACTAAAATATATGAACGCAAAAAAAGTACTTAATAAAATTGTTGAGTTTTTATCAGCAGAAGAAGTTGAATTAACTTATGCAAAATTAGCAGACGGAACAATTGTTGAATCTGCAACATTCGATGTAGGCGAAGACCTATTTGTAGTTTCAGAAGATGGAACTAAATCTCCAGCGCCAAACGGATTTCACGATTTAATGTTGAAAGACGAAGAAGGTAACGAAAACTTAATCAAAGTAAAAACCGAAGATGGTAAAATCGTTGAGAGAGAGAATGTAGAAATGGCTGATGAAAAAGTAAAAGATATCCCGCAAGAAGGAACTTATACCGAAGATGACAAGATGCCAGATGTTCCAGGTGAAATTAAATCAGGAACTTTGAAAGCAGCAGAACAAACAGAAGAGGTAGAAAAATTACCTGAAAGTGAAGATGCTGAATTAAAGCCTGAAGATGAGAAACCAGAAATCGAAATCGAATTAAAAAAGATGATGGAGAAAATGGCTTACAGAATTGAAGAGATGGAAAAGAAGATGATGAAAATGGAAGAGACTATGATGCCACCAGTAGATGAAGAAGTTGATGAAGAAGTTGCTATGGCAGAAGAAGAGTTACCAAAATTAGATGGTGCTCCAATTGACGAAGCTACTAAATTATCAGCTGAATTAAACAGAAAAAATTATGGTAAGAAATCAAAAGATGCACAATCTTCTTTCTTATCTAAACTTTATAAATAAAATTATTACAAACTCATTTAAATTAAAAAAATGAAAGCAAAACAAAATTTCGCATTACCAACTGTTACCACTACCTACGCAGGTGAGGCAGCATCTGGTTACATCGCAGCAGCGTTGTTAAGTGCAAACACTTTGGATAAGAAGTTAGTGACAGTAATGCCTAACGTAAAATACAAAAGTGTTATCCAAAAATTAGACGTGAGTGGTATCGTACAAGATGCTTCATGTGATTTCACAACTTCAGGTAGCGTTGCTATTTCTGAGCAAGTATTAACTCCAAAAGAATTACAAGTTAACTTACTATTATGTAAGCAAGAATTCGTAGATTCATGGGAAGCTTTACAATTAGGTTTCTCTGCATTCGATGAAATTCCAAAGAACTTCAACGATTTCTTAATCTCTTATGTAGGTGGTAAAGTAGCAGAAGCAACTGAAACTTCAATCTGGCAAGGTTCAACTGCAACTAATGGTCAATTCGGTGGATTCCAAACAGCATTCTCTGCTTCAATCGCAGCAGGTGGTGCAGGTGCAGTTAAAGCAGCATTAAGTGGTTCAACTATCATCTCTGGTAGTGTAACTTCTGCAAACGTGTTAGACAAATTAAATTCAGTTGTAAACACTATTCCTGATACAGTTTACGGAAAGCCTGATGTATTATTGTATGTATCTACTGACGTAGCTAAAGCATACCAACAAGCATTAGCAGGTGGAGCAATCGGTGCTAACGGATGGAACAACCAAATGAACGTAGGTGAAAAACCTTTCAACTTCAATGGTATTGAAATCGTATGGTGTCCTGGTATGGCTTCTTCTAAAATTGTAGCAGCACAAAAATCAAACTTATTCTTCGGTACAGGTTTATTATCTGATTACAACGAAGTAAAAGTTATCGATATGGCTAACATTGATGGTTCTCAAAATTACAGAATTGTAATGAGATACACAGGTGGTACTCAATTCGGTATCGGTCAAGACATCGTATACTACGGAGCTTACTAATAAAAACTAATTAAAGGGTGGGTCTCAACACCCACCTTTTTTAATAACAAAACTAAAAAATTAATATATGCCTTGTTCATTAACTCTTGGAAGAAACGAAGTATGTAAAGAAAGCATCGGTGGTTTACAGGGTGTTTACTTTATCAATTATACAACAGGTTCTTTCGCAGAAACAGCAGCTCAAACAGCAACTCCGTCAGGATTGTTGACAGGTGTTCCTTCTGGCTCAATTTTGTATTACTACGAATTGAAAGGAACTAGTGCATATACTGAAACTGTTAACACTTCTAGAGAAAACGGAACTACATTCTTTTCACAAGAATTAACTCTAAACTTAAAGAAGTTAACAAACGAAATGACGACTCAGCTTAAATTAATGGCATTTGGTCGTCCGCAGATTATCGTTTGGACTAACAATGGTGATGCATTCTTAGTAGGTAAAAAAGAAGGTGCCGATATGACCGGTGGAACAATTCAAACTGGTGGAGCTTTAGGAGACCTTTACGGATACTCTCTAACTTTCACAGGACAAGAACAATTCCCTGCTCAATTCTTATCTGGAAGTACTACTGCTGATGCATTAGGCGGATTAACTGCAAACTACACAGTAGTTTACGGAGCATCTGCATAATATCATTCGGTATAAACACTATAAAATATTAACCCTACTCTTCGGAGTGGGGTTTTTTTATTTAACTATTAATACGAAATTCATTGTTATTATAATATAAAGACAAGATAATGCTAGCATATTACATAAGCCAGTCTAACTCATACGTGATAAGAACACAGATAACAGGTAGTAATGAATTTACTATGAGTTTGACGGATATGATGGGATTAAATACATTTACTGCATCTATTACATCTGCTTCCTATACTCCATACGAAAGTTTACTATCGTTTACTGCAAGTATAAGTGGAACATTTGTAGCAGACGAATATCGTGCAGTATTATATAATCAATCAGGAAGTGCATCGGTAAATATATGGAACGGAAGTTTACAAGTGTATGCATCTCAATCAATCGACAAATCAGTATACGAAAATAAAAATACACAATATGTTTCGCACGAAAGTGAGAACAAATATATCATAATGGATTAATATGAAAGGACAACAAAAATTCTCAATAGTTAATGTAAACAATAACTCTCTTCCAATTATACAGGAAGATACTAAAACTCGTTATCCATTCGTTCCATTTGGTGTGTATGGCAATGACGATTTCTTTGACGCAGTTACTACTGCTTTCAATGTTAGTACAACTAATGCAGCATCTATCGAAGGTATTGCTGATTTAATATTTGGTAAAGGTTTATATTCCAAAGACCAAGTATTCAATGAGACTTTACAAAGAATGATTCCGCAAGAAGAAGTTAAGAGAGTTGCATTTGACTTAAAATTATTTGGTAATGCAGCATTCCAAGTTTATTGGGATGATACACATACAAAGATTAAAAAGATGTACCATGTACCTGTTCAGTTATTAAGAGCAGAGAAGTTAGGTGCGTCTCCAAAGATAGAAAATTATTATTATTGTACTGATTGGAACGACCAAAGAAAGGTAAGAGATAAAAAGAAAATACCTGCTTTTGAAACCAGTAATGAGAAGATGGAAATACTTTACATCAAACATTATTGTCCAGGTTTGTATTACTATTCATTACCTGATTGGGTTTCTGCTTTACAATTAGCAATGGCAGAAGGTGAGATAAGTAATTTACACTTTAATAATATTGTGAATGGGTTCTTACCAGCGGTAATGTTAAACTTCAATAACGGAGTTCCTGCACCTGAAGAAAGACAAACTATCGAAGATTTAGTACAAGCTAAATTCACAGGTACGGATAACGCAGGTAGATTTATGTTATCATTTAACGATGACCCTTTAACTAAACCTACGATTGACATAATTGATATCACAAACTTACATGAGAAGTATGACTATGTTGCAGAATACACACAGGATAGAATCCTTGTAGCACATAGAGTAACATCTCCTTTATTGTTTGGTATCAGAACAAAGAACAATGGTTTCTCTTCACAATCAGAAGAAATGAAAACGGCATTCTCTATCTTACAAACAATGACTATTGCACCTTTCCAAAACATTATATTAAATACTTTGGATTACGCATTAACTTGTTCTGGATATACCAATGCTGAATTATACTTTGAACAATTAACTCCGTTAGTTATCTTATCACAAACAGCAGAAGAAACTGGTAAATCAGTTGCAGAAGTTGAAGATGAAGTAAATGATAGTATGGAAAATCCAGCAACAACAGAAGATACTGCTGACCAAACTCCATTAGAACCAATACCAGGTAAAGAAGATAAGTTTACATTACCTGCACACTTTGAAAAAGAATACGAAATATATAAAAAATAATTATGTCATACGCATTATTCATAAATAGAAACGATATTATAAAGAACTCTCCGTTGCAAGGTGCAATTGATGCAGATGCTTTATTGCCGTTTTGTAGAACTGCACAAGATAAGTACTTAAAGAATTTATTAGGAACTGTCCTATTCGATTACTTACAGGCACAAATCACTGCAAACACATTTGGTTCATTAAGTTCTTATTATCAAGACTTAATGGATGACCATATTAAATATACTTTATTGTGGTATGCATGTGTTGAATATATTCCATTTAGTTCAGTTCAATTCAAATCAAATGGTGCAGTAAAGCAACAAAGTGAACAAGGTATAGCACCTGCTAAATCTGAAATTGATTATCTTTTAAACAAAGCTCTAAACAATGCAGATTACTACGCATTGAGATTACAGAATTACTTAATTGCATATTCTCAAAACATACCTCAATACTTAGAAACTGTTGGTAATCAAACACAAATATATCCTGACCAAAGTAATCAATACTTCGGTGGAATACAATTATAATAACTATGGCTCAACAAATCGTTCATAATACAGGTGTAAACTATACTCTTTATTACAATGCTTTGAATTATTTCAAAACAATAATGAGTAACCATCCATCTATTGCAGCAGTCACACAAGGTGATATTACAAAGATAGATGTGAATCAGTTTCCTGCGTATCCATTAGGAAATATCCTAATAACTGAAAGTAATTTTGGTAGTAACATAACAAATTACACAATTCAGTTGACGGTTGCTGATAAAATTAAAAATAAGAATAACGAAAGTGATGATAGAACTAATGCACAGACTGTTCCGTTTTATGGAGTAGATGATGTAGTAGACATTCACGCAAATACATTGGGTATCTTAAACGACTTAACTTCATATACGCAAAGAGGAGTTGCAGGGTTTGAGATAAATGGAGACATAAATTGTTCGGCGTTCTCTGACCAATTCAATAACGGATTGGCCGGATGGGTGGCAACCTTTGAGTTAACTACCCACAATGATAAAAATCGTTGTCTTTTTTTTTTAATTAATCCGTCGGGTAGTGGATATATAATTGATGAATGTACAATAGGTGGTGAATACAAAGCAGTAATTCAACAACCTGTAACACAAGGACAAGTTTTCTCAACAAAAACTTTTCCAGTTTGGACACCATCATTAGAAAATTATACAGGATTAAGATGTTTCACAGTAGGAGAAACATTTGAGGGTGAGGATGATTTTGATTTTGTAAACTTACAGGTTTTGCCATTACCATATGAAAATTATGTGAATTGTGATTATTGTGAGTTGTGGATTAATCCCAAAGTATGGTCAACAACACCGGAGAAGTGGGGACAAGGAACAGATGTTGCATTTAGAAAATGGCAATTTGAATAAAATAAAAATAAAAATAAAATGGGTAGTTTAAGTAATTTATATGTGTCACAATCTTATCAGTCTCTATTACATTTAGGGGTTGATACTTCATTTTTTCCAGTTGGTGCAACTGCACCGCAAGGATATCTAAATGTTGAAGATGGTTTGGGATACAATGCAGGATTTGCCATATCATCATCAGGAGATATGTTCTTTTCACAATCTGTAATAGTAAATAAAAATTTAAGTATTAACCAAAATTTAGATGTTGATGGAAACTTTATTGTATCAGGTACATTCGATATAGAAGGTAAGGTAACAGTAAATGATGATGTAAGAATAAATGGTAATTTACAAGTTAGTGGTAGCACAAAATTAACTGGAAGTTTAGAGGTATCAAATAATATCACTGCATCAAATGCATTTATCACAAATGATTTAAATGTTGGTGGAACTTTGTTTGCAAGTAAAGTAGTAACACTAATTGAATCATCATCTATAATTTACTCATCTGGGTCTAATATTTTAGGAGATGAAACTTCGGATACACAAACCCTTATCGGATTGGTTAGAATGTCAGGAAGCAGTCAATTAACTGGTTCTATGGGTATTACAGGCAACTTTATTGCAGGAGGTAGTGGAACATTTGGAGGAACTGGTAGTTTTATAGGAGATTTGACAGCAACGGGAAATATTTCATCTTCTACAATTAGTGGAATTGGTAATGTAACTTTATATTCTCAATCAGTAGATAGTAGATTGGACTTTTTAGAAGGGCCGTTTAGTACATCGGTTGATTTTAGATTAGATGAATTAGAAACTTGGTCATCATCTTTACAAACTACTTTCGTAACAGAAGTTGAGTTAACTCAAACTGCATCTTTATTACAAAATAATATTAATACAAAACTAAACACTTCTTCGTTTAATGCATATACACAATCGACTGACAATAGAATAAATGTATTGTCATCATTTACAGGAAGTTATGCAACAACTGGAAGTAACACATTTGCAGGTAATCAAACTATTAATGGAACTTTATTAGTAAGTTCTTCAATGGTTTATTCTGGAAGTGTAAGAGGTCAAGTATTCCCAATAACAATTAGTTCTAATACTGCAAGTATAGATTGTAGTAGAGGTAATTTCTTTACGTTATCATTACCTGCAGGAACAACAAGATTAGAAGCAACAAATGTATTACCAGGTGAAACTCTTTCATTGAGAATATTTAATCAAACAACATCATCAGTAGTAACTACTGGCACATCAGTTAAATTCCCAACAGGATTTACTTATGTACCTACTCCGATATCTAATTCTACTGATATCATAACATTTTTAACATTTGATAATTCATCAATCTTTGCAGTAGCTGCAAACTATTTCGCATAATATGTATATACCATTAACTTTTGAAGGAGCATTACAAAAATGTCTATTTGCATCAGGTGGATTAGAAGGATTTTTTATATCTGGAAGTCAACAATGGAAATACCATATGTTTACTGGCGCTGCCGATTTAGTAGTTCAAAAAGGAACTATTGATAATGTACAAATTTATGTTATTGGTGGTGGTGGCGGAG